GGATGCCAAGTTTTTCCAACCGTTCTGCCCTGCGTCTAGAGTCTTTAAAGTTGCTATTGCCATGGTCAATAATAATATCCCCGTCGCCAAGTAATGGTAGTAACTCATTGAGTGTGTCCTCTACTAGTTCTGCGGGAATAACAAGTTGAAAGATGCCTGGTGCTTTACCAACCACACCCTCCTGTTCATGTACTACTTGAACAAGGCTTTCCAGATTAGTGGTAACTCCACTGACATAACCCTTTTCAAACGCTTCTTGAGCTTTCTCATAGTTTCTCCTGTAACCCCATACTTCGATACCTTGTTTCATCATACGGCGAGACATACCCTCGCCCATGCGACCAAGACCGATAAGTCCTACCTTCATCCTTTTACCTCGTTCTGAAAATACTCTGGGAGTGGACACCCTTTAAAATCATTTATCTCATCAACTGCTAAGACAAACATCGTAGCAAAACCGATACAGAAAGCAAAAAGCATTTGAGGAAAGTTATAGTTCCCCATATGAGCAGTGGGATCAGGTTCATCATCGTGAGGATGAATGTGCCTTGCGATCCTTTCTACTTCCTTTTTTCTTTCCTCCTCGGTTTTCTTTTTCATGTTAACCTCGGTATCTACCTGGCCATGTTAATTGCATTGCCAATGTTAGCAATGTTATGAAAGCAAATGCAAACAAAGTACTCATTTGTTCATCTCAATTGCTTTATATAGTTCTTTATCAAACGCGACCAACCAATGACAGGACTCCATGACAATAGAATGCCAGAAGAACCCCACCAAGGATGGCGCTTATGGTTGAAGCAGTTTTGTTGTGTCTATCTATTGCTTTGTCAATAAGTTCTTGACATTCCCTTTTGCTAATGTAGTCCTCATCCATCCTGTGAGACATTTGGTAAATTACTCATCGGGTCCGGTAACCCACTCACTATAGCACAAGCTCTCTTGTAAAACCAGTTGTCTGTTGTGCCGTTTTCCTCAAATTTCTCCTTGATGATTTGCCAGTTTTGTAATTCGTCGGGATGCATTGTGGTAGAAAGATTGCCTACGAGCTTATTTAATGTATCAGACTGTTACAAAACTATTAAATGTAAGGAAATTATAACGGAAGAGGTGGGATTTGAACCCACGGAGGACTTGCACCCTCGCTGGTTTTCAAGACCAGTGCCATAAACCACTCGACCACTCTTCCTATCGGACATCAAAGTCCATCTTACGAACTTTGCGTTTACGCCTAGACTCTTGATATGCTAGGTCTTCGTGAGAGAAATGACTGTCTGCCTTTTTCCCCTTGTCATATGATACCATGACTACTTTGTTCAGGTCAATAGCACTGACTTTGTCGCCATCAAGTCTCATCTGATTAGGACAACCACAACATTGGGGTTTTGCTTTTGTCGATAACTCTCTGTTACAGTTTTTGCATCTTACGGTAATCATTGGTCATAGGTCTCCTTAAGGAATGCTTGCTGACGGGATCGAACCGCCGACCGCCTCGGTGTAAACGAGATGCTCTACCTCTGAGCTAAGCAAGCATACTCCTCCACCTGGACTCGAACCAGGGACAGGGTGATTAACAGTCACCTGCTCTACCAACTGAGCTATAGAGGAATATGTGTCCCGAAGGACAAGCGGGTGACGGGGATCGAACCCGTGACAAGAGCTTGGAAGGCTCGCATGTTACCGCTACACCACACCCGCGAGGCGACTCAGGTAGGACTCGAACCTACGACCGACTGCTTAGAAGGCAGTTGCTCTATCCAACTGAGCTACTGAGTCAAAGGTGGTTCCTATCGCCGCCAGTCCTGAACCACCAAGGGGACTACCGCAGTTGACTAAAAACGTTCCATACCGTCCGAATAGTCAACATAGTCATTATAGTCTTCGTCTTTGATTTCGTCAAGTGATACAACTTCTAGGTCTTCTTTAGGGTCAAACCACTCGTCAAACTCTGCCATCAATGCCATTTGATCATAGATCCTTTCAACTCCTTTTCCGTTGTACTCTTGAACTTTATCGATGGCCCATTCACGAATGCCCATCACGATTTCTTCAGTCTCCATCATAGTAATCTTTTCGGAAGTACCTGTTGAGGATGTTGCTATTGTAGTATGCTGGTCCTCCTGTGTCAAGGGATTCGGTAAGGACTCCTCTGATGAAGTGTTGTCTTGTTTCTTCAAAATTAGTTTTGCCCTTCGTTTTATGAAGGCTGAGGATAACCCGACTAAAATGTTGCTTCCCAATTCTTTCAATGTCTTCTTTAAGTTCTGGACAAGATCCATAGTAATTTTTCCAGTCTGATTCCGATTTTACTTTACGTTTCTTTCCTTTAGGTGTTCTAAACTTCCAAAAATACTTTCTCCCAATGTACTGTCGTTTGTTCTTGAGATTGGTAATGAGATAAACAAAACCAAAGTAGTCATGAACATCATCACTATCAAAAGTTCGTTCCATGTAAGTCCAAGGATTCTCATAATCTGTATTCATCAATGACATCTAAGACTAGGTTCAGATATTTATGTGCTAAACCTCGCGCCTCTGAACCATACTTATGCTCTTCCCAGTAGAGTTCGTTCTTGATTCTTTCTACCCTTGTTTTTAATTCTGTTGCGGTGATTTGATTTCTTGGCATTAAAAAGGGGAGTAGTTACTCCCCCTATTTAAGCAGGTTTTACAGTTTAAAACCACTAAATGTGTCTTTGCTGACATCTTGTTTAATGCCACCAACCACATACGATTCAACCTCCGTCTCCTGTGGTGCCACCTGGAGTCCTTTAGAGGAGATCCAGTGCTGTGTCCAGGGGAGTGGGTTGTTGTTTGCTGAGATATCGTATTGGGGTTTTAACCCAATTGCTTTAAGTCTTCTATTTGCAATCCATTCAACATACTGTTGCAGAAGTTTATCGTTGAGACCAATCATTGATCCGTCCTTAAACAGGTAGTCTGCCCAACGCTTCTCTTCGTTTACAGCATTGTCAAATGCTTTGTAAGTCCACTCTTCTTCTTCCTGCATGATCTTTTTCATTTCAGGATCATCACCTGCCTTCCACTTGTTCAGAATATTCTGAGTGATGGCAAGGTGTTGGTTTTCATCTCTTGCAATCAAAGAGATGATCTTTGCTGATCCCTCCATGAGTTTGAGTTCACCAAAGGCGAAACTACAAGCAAAACTAACGTAGAACCTAATACCCTCAAGAATGTTAACATTCGCGACTGCTCTGTAGAGTTTTCGCTTGAGTTCATACTTGCCCTCTAATGCGGTTGGTACGTCTTCTAATGCCTGACTCCACTGTGCGGAGTTGTCATAAAAATGTGCGCTCCCAATGAAGTCATCATATGCTTCCGTAACACTACTAGCACGCTCTAGAATACGGTCATCGGTAACGATCTTATCAAACACCTCGGAAGGGTCTGAATAGACGTTCTTGATGATGTAAGTATAAGAACGTGAGTGAATCATTTCCATGAATCCCCACACTTCCATACATGCTTCCAGTTCAGGAAGTGAACAGTATGGAATAAATGCCATACCAGGACCACGACCCTGAATAGAGTCAAGCATGATCTGATACTTCAAGTTAGAAGTATAGATATGCTTCTGCTCAGGACGCAAGGTATGATAGTCTCCACGGTCTTTCTGGAGAGACACCTCTTCGGGTCTCCAGAAGTAACCCAGTTGTTGTGTGGTTAGTTTATCAAAGACGGGGTACTTGTAGGAATCATACCTCTGGACTCCCAGAGGTTTACCAAAAAACATAGGTTGCTTCTTGGTGTTTACTTGTTCGGTGTTAAAGACAGTCATGCCCTTAACGGTAGTTTTCACATCTTCCACTGACGAAACCTTAAACTGCACAGGATTCACACTCTCCCTCCTCGGCTTTACTTAACTCACTTAACAAATTCTCTAAGTCGGGTTTCTCCTCTACCACCTCATCAGTCTTAATATCGTAAGTGTTTTGGTAGTATGATGTCTTCCACCCGTACTTATATGTAGTCAGAAGATCATTTGCCATGACCGACACGGGCACTTCGTTGTCGTCATAGTTCTCTGGATTGTAACTCCAGTTACCAGAAATTGCCTGGTCAAAGAACTTCTGCATTACAGACACCACTTTAATATATCCGCTGTTATCTGTCATCTCCCACAGAAGAGTGTAGTTGTTCTTCAGTGTGGAGTAAGACGGAACAATCTGCTTAAGAGGTCCCTTCTTCGATTTTTTAATGGACAGGTATCCGCGAGGTGGTTCGATTCCGTTTGTGGCATTTGACACAACGGAACTGCTCTCTGAAGGCATTTGTGCGGACAGCGTGCTGTGTCGGAGTCCGAACTCCAAGATAGATGCTCTAAGAGACTCCCAATCATGTGCTAACTCCTGTGAGCAAATCTCATCAACATCCTTCTTGTATGTATCGATAGGAAGAATACCGTCAGCATACTTGGTGCGACCGAACTGA